TGAGATTGTGCTATACTCCTACAGGGGGGTCCATGAAAGATTTGACCTTTCATTTTCCTGAAAAGCATATTGACAAGTGCCATTTCCATATGGTTTGGAGACAGGACACATCGGAGCGATACCTGTGGAAGGGAAGAGGTGATAGACGATTCACCTCAAATGGATTTGCAACCTTTAATGGTTTGGACTACCGTAACCTTGACAACCCCACTTTTGAGGGGATGTGTGGAGCAGTTCTAATGAGTGTATCTAAGAACACCTGCATAGCAGGATTCCACGTCGGTGGTGTAACCAACCAGCCCATTGGGGTTGCAACATCGTACAACAGGAAGGAGATTCAGCGCGCCTTTGAAAAGATCATACAATTGGAAACAGTTATGTGGACCGGAAGGTCTGCTGCCATGCGACTTGTCCAATTGGGTCAAAAATTTCTTGATGGCCGAATGAAGGCCAAGATCAAGAGCGCTTTGAATTATATGCCTCATGGCTCTCAGGTTCGCTATCATGGCGAATGCATCGGAGCCACAACGTATCATTCTGATGTACGACGCACACCCATAAGTGAGGAGGTCACTAAGGTGTGTGGTGTGGAGAATATCTGGGGGAAACCCAAATTCAACCCAGATTGGGAAGGTTGGCAGAAATGCCTCTCAACTCTATCCACACCAGCCAGATCGTTTCCACCCTCTTTGCTGCAGAAAGCGGCTGTGTGCTATAAGGGACCATTGATCGATATTATTCGAAAGATGCCCTATTGGCACAGGGGGCCATTATCAGACAAGGAAGCTCTCGTTGGCATACCAGGACAGAAGTTCATGGATGCTATCAAGCTAAACACGTCGATAGGGTACCCAATGGGTGGAAATAAGAGGAAGCACGTTGTGGAGTTGGAACCTACCGAGGATTTTCCATGTAATCGAGAGTTCACACCCGAGATCATGGATGAGATTCGTGAGGTTGAAGAAAGATTTCGAAATGGCGATCGTGCATACTGCATTGCTAAAGCCTGTAAAAAGGACGAAGTTTTGCCAGTAGCCAAGGGGAAATGCCGTATTTTCTACGGAAATACCATAGCCCTTACCTTCCTAATTCGGAAATATTTCTTACCAGTTCTACGTTTTTTACAGATGAACCCACTAGTGAGCGAGTGCGCTGTTGGGGTTAATTCACACGGTCCGGAATGGGACCAGTTGCACAAATTTATGATCCACCACGGAACGGACCAAATTTTTGCAGGTGATTACTCCAAATACGATCAGCGAATGCCATCTCAGATGGTGTCTGCTGCACTACGTATCTGTATCGATCTGGCGAAGGAAATGGGTTACTCGGATGATGATCTGATGTTGATGCATACGATGAGTGGAGAGCTAGTATTTCCATACATCGCATATGACGGAAGCCTCATATCATTAACCGAGGGAACCCACATTAGTGGAAATTCCTTGACAGTGGTTTTGAACAGTATTGTCGGAAGTCTAAATTTGAGATGTTTTTATTATACTCAGTACCCCCAAGATGAAGTTGGGAGCTTTCGCAAGTACGTGAACATCATCACTTACGGCGATGACAAC